TGGTCGTTGTTCATGCGATCTCCTACTGAAAGGTTGGTCCAAGATCAGGAATCAGGACAATTACGAGAGTGGTGATTCCGCTACAGCACCCGTCGAATTCAGATGCTGTGACTGAATCGCTTTTCTTCGACTCTGTGAGTGTTGGGCTACCGTGACCCATGCCGGTGTTTGCTCTCTGCAGCTACCTGTTCGACAGACCAGTTCCCACCGCAGGGCACCCTTTCGGGGGCACCGTCATTGCTCTCTCTGTCGGTCGGCAGGGCTGGCGTCTTCGCGGCAGGGCCGGTCGGGGCAGGCAGGAGGGGCAGGGGAGTTGGGCCGGGATTTCAACCCCGGTAACCGCCGCCTCTGGATCATCCCGTCTGGAAAAGACCGGAACCGCCAGCGAGGCCCTAAGCCTAGTCAGCCCATTTTGGAGCCGACCGGATCAGGTCATCGAGCGGAGCAGCAGTGTTAAAGAGCGGGGCGGGTTACCCGGGAAACTCTCCGGGGCCGCAATTGAATGATAAGGCTACCGTAAGGTATTGCAAGACCTGCATCAACAGATGACTGTGGAAACAACAGTGAAAGATACCGTGAACATGGGAGTTGTGAGTGATCACCAACCATCAACAGCCGAGCAACAGCCTGCTGTGGATAACGGCCCTGCGGATCAGTCACAGCCAGCCACAGTAGCCCCACAGGCGGACGCCTCATCCCAGAGGCGGACGCCCGTACGCAGACCCGGCAGCAAGGCAGAGGCCAAGAAGGCCGCTCGCAGGCTGCAGGCTGACAGGACAGCCGCCGCTGTCGAGGCCGCCGCCAAGCTCAGAGCCGGACAGGCTCCCACAGGGCAGCAACTAGCCATGGCAGACCCAGAGGTACTAGCCAGTGAGATCCGAGCCGTCCTAGGGCTGGATCAGGCCTTCACCGTCAGCGAGATAGAGGGAGGAGGGAAGGTAGAGCGGACGCCGCTGCCGCCGACCCTTGCTAGGCAAGTAGGCAGACCCAGCGAGTACACAGATGAGGAAGGTGACCTGATCTGCCAGTGGATAGCAGAAGGGAACAGCCTCAACCAGTACAGCCAGAAGACAGGCAGACGACTGTTCACGCTGCACAGGTGGATGCGTGCGAACGAGAAGTTCAGGGCGAATTACACTCGCGCCATCGAGGAGCGGGCCGACACTCTGGTGGATGCCATGCTGGCGATCGCTGACAACCTGCCGGCAACAGTCAGCATGGAGCAGGTGAAGCGAGCGGAGCTGCAGATCAACACCCGCAAGTGGTGCGCCGAGCGGATGCGTCCCAGCAAGTGGGGACTGCAGCAGCAGGTCGGGCCGACCCAGCCGATCACCTTCAACATCGGCATCAGCCGTGAGCCTGCCGCCCCTGTCGAGCAGGTGACCATCGTTCAGCCCATGCGTCTCCCTGACAGCACGGGGTCACAGTCTGACTAGCTCACCCTGTGAGCCTGCTGTTGCCTGCTGTGCTGTGTGCTCCGCTGTTGCCGGCTGTCAGCCCAGCCCCATCGTGCTGCGTCGCGTCGCGACCCCCATCCACCCCCCCCGTGCTGGACCACGGGTGCGTCTACCCGGGGGCGTTTGGATCCAACTCTCACCCCGTCACTCACGCGATTGGTGGCCCCACCACTCACGCAGTTGGTGACCGCTAACGTGTGTGCAGACGGATCGGATAGCCGGGTATGACCTGTTTTCCTGTAAATTTTTTTGCATTGTGCAATAGGACTGCCGATTCGGCGGTTTGGAAGAGTCCGGATTGCCGCTTTTCCGGGGTTTCACTGCCGATTCGGCGGTTAAGGGGTTTCTGATGCTGGTTCAGTACGTTCCACCCGGGCCTGTGGCGGGGGAGTTCCACAGGTACAACGATTTTGTCCGGGCGATAAAGGGGCCGGTGGGGTCTGGGAAGAGTTCCAGTTGCTGCATGGAGATCGTGTCCCGGGCGATAGAGATCAGGCCGACGAATGACAAGGTGAGGAGGAGCAGGTGGTGTGTGACAAGGAATACCTACCCTGAGTTGAAGACAACAACGATTAAGACTTGGGAGGACTGGTTTGGTCCGATAAGCACGTTGAGGTGGGACATACCGATCACGGCGACGATGAAGATTCCGGATCTGGGGGATGGGACGAGTCTGGATCTGGAGGTGATTTTTCTGGCCATGGACCGGCCAGAAGATGTCGGGAAGATGCGATCGCTGGAGTTGACCGGCGGGTGGATGAACGAAGCCAGCGAGATGGAGAAGGCGGTCTTGGACATGCTGACCCAGCGGGTGGGTCGGTATCCGGCCAAGCGCGAGTTCGCGGGTCAGGTGATCGATGGGAAGCCGTTTGATGCCACGGATCCGAATGCGCCCATGCCGTACTGGTCGGGCGTGATCATGGACACGAACCCGCCGGATGATGACTCGTGGTGGTACGAGTTGGCGGAGAAGAAGCCAGAGGGGTACCGGTTCTTTGACCAGCCCGGGGGTTTGTATCTGGACAAGGACAGGAAGAGTCCGACCTATGGCCAGCACCTGCCGAACCCTGCAGCGGAGAACGCGCAGAACCTGCCGGGTGGGTACAACTACTACCTGAAGCAGTTGTCCGGCAAGACAGAGGCATACATAAAGGTATTCCTCAGGGGTGAGTACGGATCCACGCTGGATGGCAAGCCGGTGTATCCGGAGTGGCGCGAGGAGTTCCACCTGTCCAAGGAACCGCTGCAGGCGAACCCGGGCTTGCCGATCATCCTGAGTTTCGACTTCGGGCTGACGCCGGCCTGTGCGTTCATCCAGATCGATCCCAAGGGAAGGCTGTTGGTGCTGGATGAATTGGTGAGTGAAGACATGGGCATCCGCCAGTTTTACGAGAGCGTGGTGCGCCCGTACAAGATGGCGAAGTACGCGAAGTTCAGGGTCGAGGCTGTCGGGGATCCGGCGGGAAGCATCCGTGCGCAGACGGACGAGAAGACCTGCATGGAGGAGTTGCGTGACATGGGTCTGCTGTGTGAGCCGGCGGACACGAACGAGTTCATCAAGCGACGCGAGAGCGTGGCGTACTGGCTGCAACAGGCGCGAGGCGGTGAACCCGGGTTCCTACTCGATCCTTCCTGTAAGGTCTTGAAGAAGGGCTTCAACAGCGGCTATCGCTATGAGCGTGTGAAAGCCTCTGGACCGGAACGCTTCAAGGATCGTCCTGTGAAGGACAAGTACTCGCACATCCACGATGCGCTCCAGTACGGGGCGATGCATGCGAGGGGCGACATCAACCCTGTTGTGGCTAAACCTGTGAAGAAGTCTGGCCGCATGAGGGCTTGGGTGACTACATGAGAACTCTGGCACGCATCGGTGCCTTGCCACCAGAACAGAAGACGGTCGAGGGCATCACGATGCTGGACCTGTCGAGCTACGTTCGACAGTGCTGGTCATCGGCCAAGGACGCGAAGCAGCGGATCGAGGCAAGGTTGCTGAAGTGCGATCGGCAACGCAAGGGGATCTACGACCCCGAGATCGCTGCCGAGATCAGCAAGGCGGGCAACGCCAGCATCTACATGATGCTGACCGACATCAAGTGCCGCGCCGCCGAGGCTTGGATCAACGACGTGATGATGAGTGCCGAGAAGGTGTTCAGCATCAAGCCGACCACCGAGCCTGATCTTCCAGATGAACTGAAGGTGGAGATCGTGCAGACGGTCTTCATGGAAGCGCAACAACTTTCACAGGTTCAACAGGTGATGCCGGAAGCTGTCGGCATCCGCATGGAAGAGCTTTACACGCAGGTCAAGGAAGAGATCAAGACAGCGGCTGATGAGCGTGCCGCCCGGATGGAAGACCGCATTCAGGACCATCTGGACGAGAGTAACTTCACCGAAGTCCAGCAGGACTGGATCAACGACTTCTGCACCTACCCCACGGCATTCCTTGCCGGACCGCTGGTTCACAAGCGCAAGGTGCAGGAATGGGGTCCGGAGTGGACCCCTGTCGTATCGACCAAGGAAGTCTTGGACTTTGAGCGGGTCTCACCGTACGACATGTTCCCGGGGCCGGGATCCACGGGGATCAACGACACCTACATCATCCGCCGCCACAAGATGGCGCGGAAGGAACTGCAGGCCTGTCTCGGCATGTCGGGATACAACGACGAGCAGATCAAGCAGGCGCTGGACCAGTACAGCCTGAACGGGCTGAAGCAGTGGGAAGCGGTCGACTCCGAGAAGGACTGGATCGACGACAAGAACATGAGCTTCACCACGATCAACACGATCACCGCCCTTGAGTTCTGGGGTCCGGTGTCGGGTGCGATGCTGAAGCAATGGGGCATGAAGGGGGTCGACAGCTACACGGACTACGAAGCGAACGTGTGGCTGGTCGGTCCCTACTGTATTCGCGCTGTGATCAACAGCCACCCGCTGGGACACCGTCCGTATTCAGCGGCCAGCTTCCGTCGTGTTCCCGGCAGCATCTGGGGTCTGGGTCTCCCGGAGTCCATGCGCGACGTACAGATCATGTGCAACGCTGCCGCGCGATCGCTGGCTGGCAACATGTCGGTCGCTTCCGGGCCGCAGGTGGAGGTGACGATCGATCGTCTGCCGCCGGGAGCGGATCTGGAAGACATGTACCCGTGGAAGATCTGGCAGACCACGTCCGATCGTACCGGCGGTGGACAACCTGCGATCAGGTTCTTCCAGCCGAACATGAATGCCGAGGCCTTGCTGGGCGTCTACCAGTACTTCCAGAAGGCAGCGGATGAAGTCACCGGAGTACCGAACTACATCTACGGATCCACTGCGGTATCAGGGGCCGGACGTACAGCATCCGGCCTTTCCATGTTGATGGAGAACGCGGCCAAGGGCATCAAGCACGCGATCCTGTCGCTGGACAACGCTCAGTCGCAGGCGGTCAGGCGAACTTTCGACTACCTGATGAAGTACGACCCAGACCCCATGATCAAGGGCGACATGCGGATCGTGCCGGTCGGAATCGTCGCTACCCTGATCAAGGAAGGTGTGCAGGAACGTCGTCAGGCATTCCTCGCCGCCACTGCGAACCCGTTCGACGCCCCGATCATCGGACCCGATCGTCGTGCCGCAATCCTGCGCGAGGTCGGCAAGACGCTCGACATGGACCCGGATCTCATCGCGCCCGATCCGAAAGAGATGCGCCGCCAGATGCTCATCAACCAGCAGATGCAGCAGGTGGCCATGGCGAACGAAGAGCAACAGTTGCAACAGCCGCAGCAACAGCAACCACAGCAGATCACGTTCAACCGTGGACCGGACGGAGAAATCACCGGGGCCATGGTCAACGGCGGTCTGGTCGACGGCTCAAGTCAGAAGATGAGCGTTTCCCAGCAACTGGCCGCGCTTGAAGACCAGCTTGCTGAGATCGAGCAGAGTATCGGCGGCGGCAGATGAGCTTTCTTTCCGACACCGCCAAGTGGACCAAGTGGTACTCCAAGCACGCTTGGAACCCTTGGTGGCTGATCAAGGATCACGCACTCAGCGATCAAGCCTTTCGTGACTACCAAGCGGAGACCGGCGGCGACATCAAATGGGCGAAGCGCGCTCGGAACACCGGTCGCGCGGTTGCTGCCTTGCTGGGCGCGTACTACGGCGCAGCCGCTCTTGGCGCTGGTGGCGCTGGCGGTGGTGGCGGTGGTGTTGCCGGCGGAACGGCTGGTGGAGGTGGGGAAGCGGCCCTTGGCGGACTCGGTGGAGTCGAACCGATCTCTTACTCCGGGTTCACTTCCGCGCAGGGCGGCATTGGTTCGCTGGGTTCTGGCTGGGGCAATGCTGGCGTCGTAGCGGGCGAAGGTGGATCCGGTGCCGCAGGCACAGGCGCTTCTGCCAGCGGACTTCCCGAGTGGGCGCAGTGGGCCAAGCGCGGGATGAACGCGATACAGAACATGCCGCAGGGCGGACAACAGCAGCAACAGTACGGACAACAGTCTGCATCGATCGAGCAGTACCCGATGCCGGATGACCAAGGGATCGATGAGCGTGCCTTGGCGTTGCGGAAAGCCGCGATGCTGCGGTCTCGGATAGCGCAGCTACGCGCACAGCTTGGAGAGGCGTAATGATCAAGGATGGACTGACTCGCGTGGGCGCTGAAGGCGTCTACGGGTGTTCCTTCAGTATGGGCGATGACTACTGGCTCGCCCTGTACGGAGAGAGCGCCGAGCTTGGCGAAGACACGCGCATGTACACCGCTGTTGGCGAGGTCGCAGGTCAGGGCTATACAGCCGGCGGGAAGCTGTTGAGCAGGCCAAAGCTGGTCCACGATGGCCGCTGTTTCGTCTGGGATTTCGATGATCTTGTTTGGCCGGCGTCGTCGATCGATGCCTGCTGCGGACTGATCTACAACAAGACAAAAAACAAATCGCTGGCTGTGATGTCGTTCCCTCGCACGATGTCACGCAACGGAAACTTCAGGATCGTCATGCCGCCTCCGACTGCGAGTGAAGGTGTGGTGCGGTTCGAGTACTAGGAGAAAACATGGCTGTTACCTATCGTTCTACCCTTCGCACAACCCGCATGCAGGCTGTGCGCGATGACATCGACTCCGGTGCTGGCGCTGCCACTCTTGAGATCGGCACATCAGGCTTTGGATCGACCCTGATCACGTTCACCTTGTCCGATCCGGCGTCGACCGTTACCGGTGATGTTCTGACCCTGTCAGGGATGCCGAAGACGGCGAACGCGTCTGCCGGCGGAACCGCAGCAGAAGCTCGCATCAAGGAGTTCGGCGGCACTGTCATTGTTTCCGGCCTGACTGTTGGAACGTCCGGCACCAACGTGATCATCAGCAACACCACGATCACCAACGGCGCGTCCTACTCGCTCACCAGCGGAACCATCACGCACGCGACGACGTAAGGTATGGCCGACACCAAGATCAGCGCGCTGACCGCTGTCACGACCCCGGTCGGGACGGATGAGTTCGCCGTCAATCAAGGCGGAACCAGCAAGAAGGTGACGCTGGCGCAGATCAT